TAAGCAACGGTATTGCCAAAGAGCAGGCAAGAGCAGTACTACCAGAAGGAAACACTGTAAGCCGCATGTATGTGAACGGTACATTGCGTAGTTGGATTCATTACATTGAATTACGTGGTGCTAACGGTACACAAAAAGAACACATGGAAATTGCATGGGCAGTTGCTGATGTAATTGCAAAAATATTTCCACTTGCTGAGGAGTTTAAAGGTAAAGAACTATGAAACGCAAAGAGCAAATGTATTTGATTACCATGGAAGAGTGTGCAGAACTCAGTCAAGCCTGCAGTAAAATGATTCGTAGTGGTGGTAAGGAAAAATATTTGCAAAATTTACGTGATGAAGTCGGTGACGTAATGACCATGATTGAGATACTTAAAATGAGTGGTATTGTTACCGACGAACAAATTAAAGATAGAATGAAAGTAAAAAGAGAAAAACTGCTCAAATGGAGTATACTGTTCAGTGAAGATGACGAAGATTGATTTTGATGTAGACATTGATATGGCAAACAGAGATAGACTGTTAAAGTTTATTGACTGTATTCCTGCAAGTATCGAAAGGGAAAACAAGTTCGAAAAACATAACACTGGAGTCTACTTGCAACCAATACCTAGTTTTCCTTTAGAAGGTTACAGTACTATTGATCATAAAAAAGCAGAAGAGTTAGGATATTTTAAAATAGATATTTTAAACAACCATATCTATGAAAGTGTAGAAAATGAAGCACATCTTAACAGTCTAATTGGAACAGAGCCTTTATGGGATTTGTTTGGTCATAAAGAAATTGTTGAGCAATTATTCCATATCAATAATCACTGGGACATAGTGAAGCAACATCCTCCTACAACGATAGAACAATTAGCAATGATTCTTGCAATGATCAGACCAGGTAAACGATATTTGGTTGGTAATAGTTGGCAAGTGATTGAAAAAGAAGTATGGGAGAAAACAGACGAATACTTCTTTAAGAAAAGTCATGCTATGGGTTATGCGTTAGCAATCGTTGTACAATTGAATTTAATTTGTGAAAAAATCAGTAAGGGATCTAAGTAGTCTTTTTGACCAATTGAATACTTCTTCTTTTAATTCTTTTCTTTAAAATATTCTGCATACTGGTTACTGGACCAAATAATATTTCTGTTTCTTTAAGAATAAATGTTCTTACACAGTGTCTAAAATCTTGCATTTCTTGAAATAGAAAAACATCAATAGGTAGCATACGATTACTTTCCCACCACCATAAGTCGCCACATTCTAACATACTTTTCTTTTCATATTCATTTTTACAACAATCAATATCGTAAAAACTTATGATTTGGTTATCTGTATTTTGTACTATTCCTACATATTCTGTGTCGTTGTACTTAATGCCTGTTAAGAAAGGAAATTTTTCTGTTAAATTAGTTTCATTAGTCATCAAAGATATTTATAACCAATCTAGATAAATATACTACAAAGATGGTATAATATATGTCCTACGGTAGCAGTCATACACTATATATTTTAGATAACCAAACAATAGATTTGGTGCTAACTGCCGATGGAATTAAAGTGGATAACAGACCTATGAATCAGAAAAAATTAGTCATACATAAAGGATTTAATAACAAATTAAGTTTTTTTGTGAGAAATAGAGATAGAGCATTACAAAGTTTAAGTGGAAAAACACTGTATGCAAGTGTGATAAATCCTAATACTAAACGTAGAGTGATGTATAAACAACTGAGTTTGGTAAACAGTGGTACTACTGGCGAAGCATCTCTAGATTTAGTTTCAGGAGATATTAAAGATTTGACACCAGGTTTGTATCAAATTGCAATCAGTGAAAGCAGTGATAGCGGTGTCACAGAGTATCCTTTATATGCAAACCAAAACGATAGAATTATAACAGATTTAGAAATAAAAAGTAATTTAGAATACGAACCAGTTCCAACACAAGAAAAAACTTCTTTTACCCAAACTGCCAATGTTGCATTAGGTGACGATTCAAATGTGTTTGTGTCATCTGCAATGTATGGAAATCAAGATCAAAACTTTAGACATAGCAGACACACCATTGCATTATACATGTCAGATTTTGTAGGTAATGTTTATGTACAAGGCAGTGCATTAGAATCTGCACCTACCCAAGAAACAGATTGGTATGACATTGATGTTCAAGGCGATTTTGGTCAAACAAGAATACCTTATACAAGTGCATTTGATGGAATTGATCCTTTTAATTTTGTTGTAAACACAAATTGGATTAGAATTAAATTTGATCAAACGTCTGGTAGTGTTGATAAGGTATTACTTAGAAATTAATCATTGACTTTCCTTTAAATGATGTTATAATACAACTATGCATCATCACGAACTAGTAGATTCAGTACACAGGTTGATCATGGATAGATTGCCTATTTCCTCTGGGAAAACTCCTAGCGGCTGGACCACATTCAATTGCCCTATGTGTACTGATAAACGTAAACGTGGAGGCATTATTCAAAGTAATGCCAAAATTAGTTATCATTGTTTTAATTGTAATTACACTACTGGTTGGGCACCTAGTTCTAGGTTAGGTACAAGATACAAAAAATTAGCAGAAGCATTAGGTGCTTCTACAACAGATATACATGAAGTTGTACTGAATCTGATGAAGTTTGGTGAAGAACTGGATACATCGGATAATGATAACACATACGTTTATACTGCGGCAAATTTTGATGCTGTGTCTTTACCTAAAACAGCACAGTTGGTAGAAATGCTACCAGACGATCACAAAGTAAAACAATATGCTCAATCTAGAAATTTGTTAGGTTGTTTTCCTCTGTTGTATTTTGATGATAATTTATACAAGTCTAGATTGGTAGTACCTTTTATGTACAACGATCAATTGGTTGGATGGACAGGCAGACACATCAACCCACCCGATAAAGAAACACCTAAATACCTTTTGAATCTTCAACAAGGATATGTTTTTAATGTTGATAAATTTGTTGACAGTGATAGAGATTTTGTTGTAATAACAGAAGGTGTGTTTGATGCAATATTGATTGACGGAATCAGTGTGTTAGGTAACAATGTTACAGCAGAGCAAGCACATCTAATAGACAAATTGAACAAACGAGTAATATTATGTCCTGACAGAGATAGTGCAGGCAAACAATTAATTGATCAAGCAGTAGAACTGGGTTGGGAAGTCAGTTTTCCTACATGGAGTTCAGATTGCAAAGATGCCGCTGATGCTGTAGCCAAATATGGTAGACTATTAACACTGAAGTCTATTATAGACAATGCCACAGATAACAAAGTAAAAATTCAAGTAAAGGCAAAAATGTTATGAGAAAATTAGCAGAATGGTTAGATATATGTAAAGAACACTGGAAAGAAATTTTTGCATTATCTTTCGGCTTTCATTTGCTTACAGATTGGATTGTGTTTCTAGCAGGTTACATGTTAGGTAAAATCACATGAAGTTGTTTGTGAATGGGTGTAGTTTTAGTGCTGGGCACGATGATGTACACACTGAATCTGGAAAACTGGCTTCACCCGGCAATTATGTTTGGGCAAATACAATCAAGGATAATTTCGATCAAGTAACTAATTTGTCTATTGCGGGGTCTAGCAATGATAGAATTGTGCGAACCACAATGGACTATTTTGAGCATAATAGTTCACAAGATATAATAGCAGTTATACAGTGGACATCGCCTTTTAGATTCGAACAATATGTACCTACATTTAAAAACTGGATACAGTTCTGCAATATCACAGACCCCCAAGGTTGTGCTATTCATTGTGATGATGGAAAAGTTTTAGAAAAGATATTAAAATCTAAATGGTCAGGTTATTTTCAATCCATAGTAAAAGATCAAATAGATGTAACCAGATCTGTAAACGATTATGTTATTAAATATATCAAAAATATTTTAGTACTAGAGTGCTTTTTAAATTTAAAAGGTATTCCTTATGTTTTTACATCAATGTCATCTAACACACATATTCCTAATATGTCTGGTTCCACAGAGTTTGAACAAAATTTAATGTCCCAAACAGATTTATCTAAATGGACATCTAAACCTTTATCGAGTTATGCAGGTAAAAATGTGATCAGTGAAACTGACACTCATCCTAACCATCAAGGACATGCAGATATTGGCAAAATGCTTCTAAATAAAATACAGGAAAATTCAAAATGAATCTACTTGTAAATGGTTGTAGTTATAGTTTTGGAATTAATAAAACATTGGATCACTATGTATATTCCAACCAAATGGCAGAACACTTTGACAGTGTACACAATATTTCATTAGCAGGAAAAAGCAATGACAGAATTGTGCGAACCACATTGGATTTTTGCAAAACAAATAACATGAATGATTTTTATGTGATAATTCAATGGACAAGCCCTTATAGAAATGAATTGTTCAATGAAAAAACCAGTCAATGGTTAGCATACAACACAAACTTAAATACGCCAACAGGTAAACTCAAAGACACAAATAAAAAATATATTTTTGTTGATGTTGATATGGAAGATCAACAAGCAATGAAAATAATAGATGAATCAGATTACAGTGAAGAGTTTGCTAGATGTATGGATAACGAAATACGTTATATGAGATCCATCAATGATTTTTATGTGGATTTTTATAAAAATGTTATTATATTGCAAGACTATTTTGAAAAACACAATATTAAATATCTATTTTCGGGTATGGCAGACGACAGTTTCCCCATTAAAAACAGTTATCAAAAAATGATTTACAATGATCTAAGCACATACACCAGTTTAGAAAAACATCTTAAAGATATGATTATTTCAAACAAATGGTCTAAAAAACATTTTGCAGAAATGATGCAGTCTAATACTGTTAGCCAAAATGATGGTCACCCAAACGAAAAAGGACATAAATTAATAGCACAGGCTCTTTATAGAGATCTAATGGAAATATATGGATAAGCAAGAATACACAGAAGAAATACAAGAACTTTTTTTGCGTTTTATAATCAGCGACCCTGAACTGTTTGTAAGGGTTAATAACATTGTTGAACCTTACATGTTCAATAGAAAGTTTCAATCCACTGTTGAGTTTTTAAAAGAACACACAACCAAGTACAACAAAATACCAACCATTGATCAAATCAGTGCTGTAACAAGTGTAGAATTAGAAAGAGTAGATGGTATTACAGACAATCATACAGAATGGTTTTTAGATAGTTTTGAAAGATTCTGTAGACACAAAGCATTGGAAAAAGCAATACTAGACAGCACTGACTTGTTGGAAAAACAAGATTATGGTGCAGTGGAAAACAAAATCAAACAAGCCAGTCAAGTAGGTCTTGTAAAAGATCTAGGTTTAGACTATTTTGAAAATCCAAAGGAAAGATTACAATGGATAAAAAACCAAGCAGGTGCGACACCAACAGGTTGGAAAATGTTCGACCAAAAACTATACGGTGGTCTGAACAGAGGCGAAATAACAATATTCGCAGGAGGCTCAGGAGCAGGTAAGAGTTTGTTCTTGCAAAACTTGGGTGTAAACTGGAGTTTAGCAGGACTTAATGTTGTTTATGTCAGTTTGGAACTGAGTGAGCAGTTGATCAGTATGCGTCTAGATGCAATGGTCAGTGGCTTTGGCACCAAAGAGATCATGAAGAACATGGATGATGTAGATCTCAAAGTGCGAATGAAAGGCAAAGGCTCTGGTAAGTTTAGAGTAAAACAGATGCCTAACGGAGTTAATGCTAATGATATTAGAGCATTTGTTCGAGAATATGAAATAAATGCAGATGTAAAAGTAGATGCACTGTTAGTTGACTACTTAGATCTCATGATGCCAATCAGTGCTAGAGTAAGTCCAGGAGATTTGTTTATCAAAGACAAATATGTGTCTGAGGAATTGAGAAATTTAGCAGTCGAAAAAGGACTATTATTAGTAACAGCATCACAGTTAAACAGAGGTGCAGTAGAAGAAATAGAATTTGACCACCATCATATTGCAGGTGGTATCAGTAAAATACAAACAGCAGATAATGTAGTAGGTATCTTTACATCAAATGCAATGCGTGAACGTGGCAGATATCAAATACAGTTTATGAAAACACGTTCTAGTAGTGGTGTAGGCAGTAAAGTTGATTTAAAATTTAATCCTGACACACTTAGAGTAGAAGATTTAGAAGAAGGTGACGAAGATGCATTAACGGTATCAACTTCTAGCCTAGTAGACCAATTAAAAAGATCTAACAGTATTAAAGCAGAAGACAATGATGCTAAAAGCACAGTGACTCAAGCATTAAACATTAGAGAATTTATGAAAAAAAATGATATATAGATGATAAATATGTGTAACAAGGAAATATGCCAGTGAAAAAAACAAGAAGTATACTAGAAGAGTTAAATTCTATCAGTATTGATAGAAGTAAACACCATGTTCTAGAGAATCGTGTTGAACACTTAGTTACCAGTGCATCTAATATCATCAAAAGTTTGTATGAAATGTATGATGAAGAAATAGCATTAGATTTAGAAAGAAGACTGATTAACAGTGTTAAAAGCGGTGATCACAAGAAATTTTCACGAGGCATAAAGAAAATTGTAAAAGAGAGCACCGATGAGATTTCAAGAGATTAACGAAGCACCGCAAAGTAGGGCAAAGCAACAGTTTTTAAAAAACAAACAAAAAAGATCTTTTCAGCAAGGTGCTGTTCAATCTATGGGCAAAATTGCTCAAATGGCAAGACAAAAAGCCGCTACTAGAGATTATCAATCATCGGAAATAAAATTACCAGATGGTAGAACTTTTAGTAATTCCGCACAGGGTTGGATTGAAATTGATCCAAAAACCAAGCAACCAGCACAAGGTGCTGTTCATTTAAGCCCAACATCTAGTCAAGCAAAACAGTTAGACAAATATTATGCTAATAAAGGTCAAGAACCACAAGGTTTTGTTGATAAATTAAAAACTAAGTTTAACAAAGCAATTGGCGGTGAACTTGCAACTAGTACTAAAGCAGATCCAAATGCCAGTGTGTGGAAGAGAACAGGTGCGGTGGCAGGTGCAGGTGTTGGTAGAGCATTAGGCAATCTAATAAGAAGTAAACCTCAACTTGATCAACCTACTGATAAGAAAGCAGTACCAAATGTAGCAACACCAGAATTGAAAGCAATTCAATCAAAAGTTATGGCTGGTGACGAACAAGCGGCACAGCAATTTGTTAATAGACTATCTCAAATGAAAAGTCAAAATATTGACATCAGTAACTATGCCGCAACATTGCCTGCAATGTTAAAAAGAACTAAAATGAACAAACAAAGTCCTGCTTATCAACAACTTGTTAAAGTAGCACGAAGTATGAGCAGAGAATCATTTGAACATGTGAATAGAGTATTAGAACATGCTGGTATTACATGGGAACAACTAGGATATAAAGTTTTAATATCTGAATCTAATACTGATATTGTTTTAATTCCTCAAAAAGATTTAGAGTTATTTGAATACAAAGTATTAGCAGGAGTGTAAAGTGAAATTTTTAGAAATTTCAAAACCCTTTGTTACTCAACTACTTTCAGAAAGTGTATTATTGGAAGCCAAAGAAGGTAAAAACACTCATCTTGAACACTTAGAAGATAATATTTTTAACAAAGGATTTGCAGGTGCCAAAGAAGCAGTAAACTATCTATACAGTTTACATGAAATGCTAGAAGGAAACAGCAAAGCACCTATCAGTATGACCACCAAGTGGGACGGTGCTCCTGCTATTATTGCAGGCAAAGATCCACAAACTGGTAAATTTTTTGTGGGCACAAAAGGTGTGTTTGCACAAAAACCTAAACTGAACTTTACCCCTCAAGACATTGAACGTAATCATGCTGATGTAGGTGATAAAGATGCTAGTGGTTTAAGAGATAAATTAAAATTAGCATTAAAGTTTTTAAGTAGATTAAATTGGGACACAGTTGCACAAGGCGATATGCTGTTTGCTGGTCCTGAAGATAAAAAAGAAGTTGTTATAGACGGTAAACCTCACATTGTATTCAAACCAAACACAATCACATATGCTGTACCAAAAGACAGCGAGTTAGGTAAACAAATTCAAAATGCAGGATTTGGTATTGTGTGGCACACAGAATATGTTGGCGGCCCAACATTAGCAGACACAACTGCTAAATTTGGTTTTGACAGCAGTGTATTAGGTGATGCAAGTGGCGTTTGGCACAGAGATGCAAGAATCAAAGATCTCAGCGGTACTGTAACATTCACAGCAGAAGAAAGTGCAGACATAATGCAAGCAATACAAGATGCAAACAACTATTTGCAAAGTATAGATGCTGACACATTCAGTTGGTTAGAAAAAGGCACTGATTTAATAGGAAAAGATTTCTTACAACAATTAAAAGCACATGCAAACAATCAAGTACGTCAAGGATCATTTGATGAGCCTACAAAATTTGCACAAGGGTTTGTACAAAAGTATATAGATTTTATGACAAAAGAAATCGACAAAGTTAAATCACAAGCCGCAATAGATAGAAAAACCCAGACCATGGTACAAGGTGTGAGATTTATCAAAGAACATGTACCCAGTATTGTTGCTGTTTATGATTTGTATTTAAAAATCATAGAAGCAAAAGTTAAAATTGTTAAAAAATTAGAACAAATTAGACAAATAGGAACTTTTATACAAACAGATAAAGGTTTTGAAGTAACAGGTGAAGAAGGATTTGTTGCTGTAGACAGAATAGGTGGCGCATTAAAACTGGTAGATAGATTAGAATTCAGCAGATTAAATTTTGGTTCAGGGAGGCCTGGAGCATAATGAATACTATGACGCCAGATCAAATAATATCAAAGTTAAGAAAAGAAATGGCTGGTACTA